TGTCTTGGTGAAACCAACTCTTGATATCGTCAGCATCAGTAAATCCCTTTTTGTGGTTGGATGGATCGGGATCTCCTAAACCCATCCTATTCAGAAAATCGTCTGTGCTACCCTCTTCAATGTTTTGGGATGCTTGGCGTCTTGCCATTTTTAACATCTCATTAGCAGATGTATTTGCTTTGGCAAGTTTCTGCGCCCAGATCATATCATCTAGTTTTACATCTTCATTGTTTGAGATACATTTACAAATAAATTCCAGTCGTAGTCGGTATTTTGTAGATAACATACGCCACTCATTTCCACGTAATTATTTAGAACCATGAAAAAAGGGACCCGAAGGTCCCCTTGGGTGTTCCGACTTTTGTAGAGACCGCACGAAAGGAGTCTCAACGTTATTTATCAGAAGCTGTACTTCAAACCGAGTTTGGTTCCATAACCACGGTCGATGTCGCTGTCGCCACTACCAACGAAGGAGACTTCGCCATATGCGCCAAGAGCATCGGTCAAACCGATACCAACGCCTGCCTTACCAGAAGGAACGGTGTCGCTCTCAGCACCATCAGGAGAGACTACGGTAGCGCCGCCTTGGACGTAGTATGAAGCGTTCTCGCCAAGAGCGCCTTCATAACCTACGTGAAGGTCAGTCGCGGTTCCGTTGTAGCTGGATCCCGTGAAACCGGAGTTGGCTTCTACGTTAACGTAGGGTCCTGCGAAAGCAGCACCAGCAGATACGGACAGGGCAGCGGTTGCTGCGAATACAGATTTGATCATTGTTGTTTAATTACCTTTGTTTACTTGCGGAATTTATACCCGCAGATGATGGATCGGTTCGACTCCCGATCGCATGAATATATTATAGCAGAAGACGCTCGATGCGTCAACCAGGTTATGCAAGTAATTGCGGCACTCGCCTGATTTGCTACAAGAGTAATTTATCAGAGTTGATCTCAGAAATCAACCCCCCTTGTGCCAGTTTACGATCAGTATACGTGATTGTTTAGTTAAGTAAAATTAATGCGCCAGTGATTGTAACGTTTCCTACTGCTGACATTGTAACCGCAGCACCACCAGCAATAGTCATTGCTCCACTTGCAGCAACAGTCATTACTCCGCTAGCAGTCATTGTTGATGCACCACCTGCTGCTGATGTGATTGCTCCACCTGATGTCAAGGTAGCTGCACCACCAACTTTATTGAGATATGCTCCAGTAGTATCCATATTATATACACCACCAACTTTCCAGTCAACTGCACCACCAATCTTATACTTAGTTGCTCCTAAAACGTTTACATTATGGAAACCTGGAGAATTAATAACAACATTTGCTCTAGGATCAAATTGCATCATCATGTCTTCAGAGACACCAAATACCATTTTTTGACCTAAAATAATTTCTTTATCATTATCAGTGTATTTCTCAATGTTACCAGCAACCATAGAAATAGTTCCACCACCTCCTGATCCTGCTTGAATATAAACTTGTGTTTTTCCAACTAACCAAAGTTCTTCAGTTGCCTCAATTTTAATTTTCTTTGCCTTTATTACTCTCTCACTTCCGATAGCGTTCTCTACTACATCACCATATGCGACAACATTTAGTGCATGACCCTCAGATTCTGGACCTCCATCATTGTATTCAATATCCGTTCTACCACCATGATATTGCTGCTGTCCCTCTGTGTGAATAGACAACAATCCGCTTGCCGGACCTGCCTCGTTTGATTTATCACCCGTTCGTAAAACAATACCACCATCAGATAAAAGTGAAATAAACCCACCAGAACCAGGAGCTTTTGGAATACACGGACCATCAATCCTCAATGCTCCAGTAGATCCATCTGGCATCAACCTTTCATAAATCTCACATCTAGTTAGTGCTCCTTTATAAGCAGTGCAAAATGCAGGATCACTTCTCAGATTCTGAGTTTCATTTGGAGTTGATGGTTTTGCTGGTCCGTTTTTTAAATCATTATATGTTTTATTACTTGCTGACTGTGCTTTTGCAATAGCCGCTTCTATATTTTCGTGATTCTGATTATGTGCCATTATATACTCTCCTACGGGCAATCAACATAGCGACCTGTACCAATCTTAGTGGCACCAAGTACAGCAAGTTTTTCGGTTTCTCTACAAACAAGAGAAGGAATCATGGTAGAACCATAACCACCACCACCAACTACAATAATTTTTGGTAACTCGTCAAAGGTCAACGATCTATCCAATACTCTAGCTCCAATTACAAATCCATCATCATTAATAATTGCCTCAGCAACACCCAATTTTCCATTTACATAAATTTTTGGTTCAGAAGTATATCCCTGCCCCGGACTAATAATTGTGAACGTATCAATTATACAACGAACATTGTTATCAGATGCTAGATTTAATTTATATCCATAACCAGGAGATTTAACACGAATTTCAGTAATAAATCCCCGCTCATCTAACAGAGGAGTTGCAATTGCACCGACACCTTCACCACCAACAAAGACAAAAGGTGGTTCCGCCCATGCATCACCTGGGTCATCAATAGGAATTTCTATAATTCCGCCATCAGGATCTGTAATTATTTTACCAGGATCAACTGTTGGTGGTGTAAACTCATCATATGTATTCTCTGGAGTCTCACCCTCGCCCTCATCAAAATCACTAGGATCATCATTTCCAGCAGTATCATCTGAACTAACTAAGACATCAGCAAAAGCACCTGTTGCATCAATAGTAAACCTAAGAATTTCTTCATCTTCTACAACACCATCTTCTGCGATTCCAACAGTAACAGATGCTGTATTATTATTAATTATAAATGTACCTCTGATTTCTGATCCAATAAGATCATCTGATGTGATACCTGCTCCTGTCAGTGTATATCTAAGTGTAGCTCCATTTATAACATTTGTTGTTACAATAGAATATTTAATAAACTCACCTTCTTTTACAAAACTTTTATCAGCAAAAACCCTGAATGTTGAATCTAAATCTGTTGTATCATCTATACCACCAGTAGGAGTGTCATCTCCATCACCACCCGATTCTCCTTCTTCAGGAATTTCTCCTACTACTGGAGGGAAGGTTTCAGCAATTCCAGTAATCGGGTTTACCTCACCAATTGGTGGTTTCGGATCCAAAGGATCAGTAACATCTCCTTCTGTGATAGTACATTTTGCAACATTTTTGATAAAGGAAGATTCAGTGTCTGGATCACCAATAGGAGAATTTATATTCATTTTGATAAAGAAGTCTTCATTTGGTTCTATTTCCGAAGAAAAGAAAGTTTTGATAGTAATTCTCTTCTCACTTTCCCCAGAAGCAAATCCAAGAATGTCATTAACTGGAAGATAGTCAACATCTTTAGTTGCTGTTCCTTTTTTAGATAACGTTTTAAATGTAATAGACGAAGCTTCAGCAATATATCCAGATCTGATAACAGTAAATACTGCATCATTTCCTTCTTCTACAATAATGTCATCGATACTATAAGAGATTTTTTTCTTTTTAGACGCAGTTCCTGGTGGTACAGGTTGTCCTATTTCTTCTGGACCTAAAGGTACACCTCCAGTAAACCCAACATCTGTTACTTCCAACGAATTACCTTCGTATGCAGGAGGACAAGTATATTGTGTATAATCTCCAGTGGTAACTGGGAATAGATTATCAATATCTTCTAAGAGTTTATCAAGGAAATCTTCTTCATCGTTATCTCTTTTTTCTTTCTTACCAGTATTACAGATTTTTTTATACTTAGCACAATCTGATGCTGGACCAGAGCAAGAAATTCCCAATAATTTAAGAACAAAATTGATTGCCCCACCTAACAAATTAAGAGCACTACCAACAATGCCAAGAATATCTTGAAGAGGACCTAAGATAGTTCCTAACATTTCCTCCATCAAAGCGTTGAACTGAGATAGAATACCATTTACTAATGTATCTAATAAACACGCAGCACTTTTATAAATTTGGGTAATGTAACTCATAATTACATTTGTCAACCATTTTTCAAGACGCTTTCCAAGATCTTCCATTTTACAACCAAGATCTTTTAACATCTTATTAAACCATTCTGTAACTGGAGTCAAAATATTACCAGTATCACTTGGTGCAATTAACATCTTAATAAGATCTTTTACACCAGCAGTAATTTTTTGAATTACAAACCCCTTTACTCTAGCAATAAACTCTCTAAGAACTTTCTGTGATTTGCTAACATACTTTCTACCAATTCCAACAACATCACTGATTTTACCATTGGCTTGATTTACTAGATACGATCCAATATTTCCATTATTTCTTTGGATATCTGCGAGCATTTCTCCTATGATCATAGTCATCTGCTCTTTGATGTCTGGTTTGTCGCACTTTTCTGCTACAGTTTGACACCACTTTTCATCAACCATAGATTTTCTTTTTCTTTCAGATACAGAAACTTTAGATTTGCCCTCCTTGTTTCTACTTCCGTCAGGTAAAGCTCCGCATACCGTGTTGGGGGTTTTTCCATCTCCAGGTATTCCATCAGTTGCTGGATAACATTGATTTACATCAGAAGATACGGTAGTTTCTAATCCTGTATTACTATCTGGTGTTGATTGATTTGCTTTAATTGTCGCACTTGGAGTTTGACCGATAGACCCCATTACTATTGGTTTTTGTTTATCGGTATCAAAATAAAAACCAACTACCCAACATCCCTTAATTAATTGGTGGTTTGCTCCACCAATATTACCAGGCATAAAAGGAACATTAACAGGCATCATAACCTGAGACCATGGCAAGTCTTTCGTATCAAGGAGCTCCTTACTTTGAGGGTGATCTCCTACGATACGAACTTTAAGTCGATAACCGCCTTTATTATCAGAAGATTCAGCAGTAGTTTCTTCGACTTGACCTACCCACCAATCGAAGGAATCTCCAACGCGATGTGTTTTTATGATACTTGATAATAATTGGTCCATATTAATTAATCATCATATACTAAACATTCTAATTCTGATGGATTTTGATCACAAAAAAGTTCGAGTGCAGTTGGATCATGATGATCTCCTGCTTCAATTTCTTCTTTGTGATTTGCTACATAATCCTCCAATTCATGAAGTTCGCCTTCAATATGACGACGTTGATTGGGAGAAATCATAGGATTATCAAGGATTTCCTTGTCCTTCTCAATATGCTTCTCGATGCTTTCCATAAGTAATTGCTTCTACGGTGTTATTTAGTGCCGTGGTTTGATACTCTATCCTTCATGCCGTAAGAATCTCTCATTAATCTAAGAGTTGTTGTAAATCTTCCATTAAGTCCAGCTGTAGAATTATATGAATGGACGACTTCGCGAACCAAATATAATCCGCTACTTTCTGGATCATATGGATCTTTCTTACTCTCTTCAGTAGAAAGTTTATTAATTAATCTAATATCAATTTTATCACCAGCACAAATTTCCGGATTTCCTGGAATGACAATAGTGCATACTTGATTTTTTAATAACTCATATCTGGCAATAGATTGTGCTGCGTAAAATTTTTGCCAATCAGCAAATTCCGTTGGAGATGTTGCTCCATCAGAAGGTTCTGGGGATGCTGGACCTGCTCCATTATACCAAGTTTCATGATCTAGAAATATTGACATAATTCTAGTTGGATAATCACTAAGTTCAATTTCATTTATTGGAATTAAACTAATATTTTCTTGTCCACCTAGATGCGCCATATTATCATAGCTATCACGAATTTTATAGACATACTCTTCATACTGTCCGGTAGAATAATTAAAAAAGACTACTAAAGATGAATATTTACCTCTCCTAAGAGACTCAATAACATCAATTTCAGCATCAAAATACGATTCATAAATGGCAGTATCTAAATCATTATCATCTTGGTTACCCAATCTTTCAATGTATGGTCCCCATGTTTTATCTTCCAGTTTTTTAGATTTTAACTTGCTTGTTTTATCAGCACATAAAGTATCAACGGCAAAGAAATTATAACCCCTTTTGGTTTCCCAGAATAGAAATCCACCACTTCCTTTAATACTCTGAGATGTTTCTCCCTTTGAACTTTTGTCTTTTCCTGACGTATAATCAGATTGAGGAGAAACACTATTCCCACTAATTGAATTTAAAATATCAAACGGTCTTCTTCTATTTGCAATAATTTTTACATTAAATTTTGATTTTTCTGAGTTGATTGGTTTTTCTGTTTTTAAACTGTTTTTTAATAGATCTTTTAAAATATCTTCCGGATTTCCAGACAATGGTTTTGATACTCTTGTAGCTTCATTAATCAACAATTCTTTAGAGATCAATCCCAAATTATATGTTTGCTTATTTTGTCTCACAAATCTGTTCTGGATAGTCCATACAACCATTTTATATTCATACAATTCATCAGACGCTGCAGTAAGAACCGTTATTGTTACTTCTTCTCCTCCCTGAATAGGTAATACTTGCAGTAGACCAGCACTATCAACTACCTCCATCACTCCAGACAGGAAAGGACTATCAACATTTTCAACGTAATCAAAGGTATTAACTAGATCTTTGATCTCTTTAGATCCCTTATCGTTATTT